TAAAATTGTTCCAACCTCCTCGTCGTTACTTAAAATTGTTCCAACCTCCTCGTCGTTACTTAAAATTGTTCCAACCTCCTCGTCGTTACTTGAAATTGTTCCAACCTCCTCGTCGTTACTTGTATAGTTAAACCTATATACACTATATACGATTTTCTTTGTATTTATCGAATTGTAAATTTCCGTTTGGTTAAGAATCGGGTTGGTAGGAATACATCCTAGAATATCAGCTATTAATTGGTTATTACTAAATATTTGATCTGTATTTGTATTTGTTTTTACAATACTTTTAAATTCTTCATCTGTGTATTGATTTTTGTATTCTTTGATGTATGTATAATACGAATAAAGATCTCCTGGTAATAAATTTGACTCTTCTCCATCTTTTAGTTTTGTGTTGGGTCCGTCAAATTCTATTTTGTCCTTGTCTATTGGTTTTTCGCGCATTTGCATGTACGCTCGTTTTTCTTCTTCAGAGAGTGGAGTTATCATTTCTTCTTCAGAGTAATGTCGTGTGGTGTCATTCGACGATTTGGGTGGTTTTTTATGTGTCATCCATGGGGTAGATGGTTTGGGCGTCCATTCGCTTTCTGGTTTTTTATCAGGTGTTGGTCGGTTGAAAAATTTTTGAATTCTTATGTTACGAGGCGGCCTATACCTATTCCTATTCCTTCCGAGTCCCCTCCTTATTATTGTATTTCTAAATTGCATTTGTATATAGTAGTGTTATATATTTTCATTCGATGCTCCAAAGTATAGGATTTACGGACTTCGAAGAAGGTAGTAAATCCGCAATTTTCAGTAGAGGCGATTTTCATTCGATGCTCCTGCGTCGCATCTCCTGAAAATTGCGGATTTACTACCTTCTTCGAAGTCCGTAAATCCTATACTTTGGAGCATCGAATGAAAATACATTTTTCCATAAATCCTATATTTTCAAAAACTGAAGCAATCATAAAGAGGATGGTTCGAAAGGGCATAACGCAGTGACCGTAGGTATTGCGAAGCGCCCTACCTACCATTTAGACTTCTTCACCGTAACTTGTGTACCCGATTTCTTTTTCGTCTTGCTCGCATCGAATTCATCCTCATCGTCGCTGCATAATTCCTTCGACTTCTCCCAGAATTCTTTGCTGCCCAATTTAAAAACAGGGCGATTCTCTGCTTTATACCAGTAAATCTGTTCATTTATCTTGCTTGATTTCGCATTATTATGGATAACCAAGCACTCGTAATTCTCCGTCGTCTGGTCCATGACGGAGCAAAACAATTCCAGCGTGGGAAACATACTCGCGTAATTCTCCCATATTCGCCGCCTATTCCCTAAAGTGGGTTCCCGCAGAATAAATACATAGTCGATATTTGTCCGAAGTGCCGGCGGAACACCGAGAGGATACTGCATGGTTATAATCAACATGACTTTCCAGTGCCGCCCGTTCATGAAAAGCATTCGCATCAGTTCATCGCGCGACCAACTCGCATCATAGAGACAATCATCCAATATAACGAATGCCCGAGGGTCGATTGTCGCCCGCTTATACTGCTCCATTTCCGAGTTAAACCGCTTCACTACTTGGTGTTGTCGCCGCAAAATCTTGTCTATCAGCACCGTATTGTATTTCTGGTGAATGAACAATTTAGGCACGATTTGCGAATAGAAATTGTTGACGATTTCGGTGCCAGATATGACTAAACCGACGGGAATGTCTTGGTGGTGATACAGCAAATCCTTTACCAAAAACGATTTACCGGTGTCGCGCCGTCCTATCAACACAATAACGGGTCCTTTGTTTTCATCGGGTTTAAAGGTAATCCAACGCATATCGAATTTTTTGAGGTCGAGATTCATGATGTATAAGAAGGATGTTAAAATAAATAGATAATTTTTGAACTGTATATCGACCGACAAGAGAATCGACCGACAAGAGAATCGACCGACAAGAGAATCGACCAACAAGAGAATCGACCAAGTAATAAAGCGTCCAGATTACAGCAAATAGTTCTTTAGTCCTAAATATACGTGTTTAATGTCCGCCACTATCGAAATCAATTACCGAAAAATCCGTCCTCTCGACACCGACACTTTAGCAAAACAATACGAGCAATCCGAATATGACATGGCAAATAATTATAATCCATTTGCCGTATCTGAAATCCAGTCGTTTAGTCCTCTCTACTCCGACTTTTTCCAATTAAACGAGTCCAACTACAATCGCATCGGACTCAACCACCGGCACTATTTAGAGGGGTCCGCCATTAAATCGGCAGACATTTCATTCTCCGATATCAAATACCACGTCAAATGCTCGCCGCTTCTCGACCCAATCCATTATTTAGTGGGAAAATACCACAACGCGAAAAACATCAAAACACTCCCAACCCTAACAAATCAATCCGAATGTTTTGCGAAATTGGCGAATAAACATAACGCCTCTTACGTCGACGGGTTCTTCTCCTATTTAGGAAGTCAATTGAAGCACAAACACAATATGCTAAACGCCGTCGATTACTACGGGTCTTATTTAGCGGTTCAAAAAGTATTTAAAGCGACGGTGACGGACGACCTCGACTATCTCCACCAATCCAGTTATTTCATGGACCATATTGGCAAGGGTGTGACAATTTGCTGTACGAACTCCGGAGTGACCTTCGACGATTTTACGGGAATCGGGTCGCGTGCCAATAAAAAGCGATTGGTATTAGAGGATGAATTAGACATTGCTGATTTGGAAATGAATATTATTGAACCCGACGAAAATACCTCTCCATTATACCCGCCTCTAGAAAACAATGTCCATTGTGAATATGAAAAGGAAAGCACTGGCAATGATTCGTCGTCGTCTTCCTCCTCTTCATCCGAATCTGAGGATGAAGAAAGCGGTAAAGGAGAGGATACAGAAGACGAAGAAGATGATAGTTCTTATTCATCTTCTAAAGACGAATCGTCCGAATCTGAATCCGAAGCATATGCGTACATCGAAAATTTCCCGGCAAATCTGATTTTTCTGGAGAAATGCGACGGCACTCTCGATAGTCTTTTCATGAATCAGGAAATCGACGAAGATACGGGTGCATCATGTTTGATGCAGGTCATTATGTCTCTCATAGCACTGCAAAAAGCGTTCCAGTTCACACATAACGACCTGCACACCAATAATATCATGTATGTCAACACCGACGTCGAATTTCTGTATTATAAATACGACAACCGGTTCTACCGCGTACCCACTCACGGCAAAATATTCAAAATCATCGATTTCGGTCGCGCCATCTACCGATTCAAGAATCGGATTTATTGCAGCGACAGTTTTGCTCCTAAAGGCGACGCCCATTCGCAGTACAATACAGAACCGTATTTCAATGATAAGAAACCGCGGGTAGAGGCGAACCCGAGTTTCGATTTGTGCCGTCTGGGCACGAGCATATACGATTTTATCATTCAGGACGAAGACGAACCCCGCGACGATTTCCAAGAGACGATATATAGGTGGTGCCAGGACGATAACGGCAAAAATATTATGTATCGCCGAGACGGAGAGGAGCGTTATCCAGGGTTCAAACTGTACAAGGTTATCGCCAGAAATGTCCACACACATACACCGCAAAATCAATTGGAGTTTCCGTTGTTTTCACAATTTGCGGTTGGACCAGAAGATGCCGCGACCATCGATGAACAGGAAGTCCGGAAGAATGGACTGAATATTGATTTGGTTGAGAGGGAATACGTATAGGTTTTATATATGAGATGTTTGAGTTTTTATGGACAACAAAAATACCCGAAATATATTTTTTCGATGATGATGAAATAAATATTTCAAATATGAATTCAGTTTTTCCCAGGAAATCAGATTTAGGCGAATATTATTTTTTGGTTGAAACAAATAAAGAAAATAACCCATATTATGAATCCAAAACCAATACCAAAAATAAATATGCCGTTGCATTAAAACAAAAAGAAACAGAACTATTTAATGAATATGAAAATAATATGAAAACAAAAAAGACGTCTAACGGAAAATATAGTATATATTCAGATTTTAAAGAATATAATCGTAACAGCAATGGAATAACTAATGAACAATTAGAAAATTTGAGTAAAAAATTGGAAAAGTATTCAAATTCATTATCTACATCCGAACAAAC